ACTTAAAATTTCAATATTAACTGATTGAAATGGTGTTTTTTGTTTATCTATATAATCTTTAATTACACTTCCTTCTGTTGAACTAAAATAAGTAGATAAATTTTCTTCAGTATTTAAAATTGCATTTTCTTTTAAACGATCAATAAATTCTTGAGAAAATAAAACATCATCTTCTTCATCCAATAAACCTTCCCTGTCACCTCTTTCTTGTTCTATTGTTTCAATAGTTTCTAATATTTTTTCATTTACTTTGTTTAACATTTCGTCTGATATGTTTCCTGTGTATTCATTAATAAAAGTCGAACCTTGTAAGCGTTGCTTTGCTAACTCTTGTTCTTCTTGTAGTGTATTTGCAAAAGCTTGAGATCTAATTGATTCAATAAATCTATCTGCTTCTACTTCTGCATATTTAGTTGTTAAAGTTTCATCAAACCATTTTTGCCAATTGTATGTAACATTATTTGAAATACCCGATAAATCTTGAAATTTATCTGCCCAATTACTTTTTAAATCATTAATACTTGTATCTCCTCCAAAAGCCATGACCATTCCAAGTCCATCTCCCAATAAATTATCTGCTAATATCTCACCTAAATTAAATACTTCTTTTAATCCGCCAAGATTTTTTAATGTGTCAAATTCTAGTTCTCGTCTTCTTATTGTTTCTAATTGTTTTATTGTTTCATTTCTTGCATCTTTAAATAAAAGATCAAATTTTTTGTTTTCTTTTATTTCATTTGGAGATAAATATTTTAATGCTTCTATTTCTCTGTAATCATCACCTGCTTCCAGTAAATATATATTTTTTTCATTTTCTTCTAAATTAACAACAGCTTCAGATAGCATTGTTTTTAATTGATCAAAATCAATTTCTTCATCTTCTGGAATTTGAGGTAAATTCAAATCTTCTAAAATTTGGGTTAAACTGTCGGGATTACTTATTATTTTATTAATTAAAGATTCTGAAATTACTGAGTTTGCAAAGTCAGGGTCAGATTCTAATAAACTTGAAGTATCTGCACCTAAAGATAAATTTCTAAGCATTTGATATTCATAATCTGTTGGAGCAATATTTCGATTGTAATTATCTACATTTGCCGGAGTGTCGCCTTTATATCCTCTTATGCCATTTAAATATCCATATTTTCTATAATGTGCTTTCCAATAATTAGTTTGACCTTCTGCTAACATTTCTGCTGCTAATTGTTGACTTTCTGGATTTTCACTTCCCATTAGTGCAATCATTTGAGTTGCAGGTAATGGAGTAAATCTAAATACAGTATCCCAATCACCTGTTTCTAAAGCTTCTTCCCATAAATCATTTCCTGATTCAGCAAAAATTTGATCTGGTTCATATAAAGCCAATTCAGCTTTATAAAAAACAGGATCAAATTCTGTATCGACTGCTTCTCCTGTTTTAAATTTTATTGGATCAATTTCTAAATCATCTCGCCATTGATTAGGTTGAATAATTTCATTAGCCCAAAATAATTGTGCTGCTTGTAAAATATCTCGTTTTTGTCGATCTGAAAAATAATTTGCTGAGTTGTCAAATATACTACTATTTACATAATTGTTACCTGCTGATGAAACAAGATTGTCTAAATCAAAAATCCAAAAATCAATATCTTTCCATTGAACATCGTAACCTTGTTTTGCTTTTTCTTTTAATTTTAATAATCTTCTTTCTACTTCTTTAATTGCGGCGTTTTGCTGGAATGCCAAGCTACTTGTGTTAGGAATTACTGTTGTAGTATTATGACTTCTAGTTTTTAAATATCCTTCTTTAGTATCTTTATCATAACCATAAAAAATTCCAACAACATCTGGATCAGATTCAGGTTTAAATTCATCAGGTATTTCTCCTCCAGGGAACTGTTCTATGAAATCCCAATAAGGATGATCTGGATTTTCTTTATATGTTGACCCTCCTGTTCCAAATATTTTGTCTTGTTCTTTGCGCATATTATCAATTGCAGTTTGCATATTTTTCTTATGCTCTGCAAACTGAATATCATATGGCGTTAATATAGCGGTTGGAGGTTCATATCCTGGAGCTTGTGATACTTTGCTTCCAATTGATCTTGCTAAACGTTCAGGATCAATAACAAAAGATTCATCAAACTTTAAAATATTTGGATTATCATTTGTTCTTACCATAGAATTTAATCTAGGAAAATCTTTGGCACTATAAAGACGATCCCCTTCATATATATTTTCTATATCTTCTCTTGGTGTTACAAGGCCATTTTTAATCGCTTGTGCTAAATCGTAATGGCCGTTATCATTACTTTTTGTAAACATCTTTACTGCTTTAATTTTTTCATCATTTTTATCTTTGTATATTAAATATTTATCATTATTATCTTGTGTTCCACGGTAAACTTGTCCATCTGGAGCTAATACATTTGTAGTATTTCTTTGATCAACTGGTAATTCTGAACCCCAAGAAGGTAGATTTTTATTTGCTTCTTCCCAAATTTTATCGTTTGCTCTGTGTGTTTTTAACCAATAAAGATCGTTACTTGCTCCATAAGGATACTTTGTTTCGTCAATCATCCATTTATTTTTTCTAATATTTTCTATAAGCGGTCCTGCATAACTTATTTTTAAATTTTCTGGCATTGTAAAATTAGGTACATATTGTTGTATCCAGGCTTCTAACTCTGTATCATTCATTGCTGGGTTACCCCAGCGATCTAATTTTCCTTCACTTGTAACTGTAGCCGTTGGATCTGTGCCATATAATCTTTCCATTTGAGCAGAAAGCTCAGCAGGAATGTTATTAAATGTAGTAGTACTATCTGATTCAATTGTAGTTTCATCCAGGGGTAAATCTCCTTCTGTATTTAAATCTGTTTCAGGCTCGGGTTCAGGCACAAATCCAGGTTCAGTTTGTGGTGCATCACCTATTTCATCTCCTGTTGGAATTTGTCCTATTTTATTTTCTGGTGACACATCACCTATTTCATCTCCTGAAGGTACAGATTGATTCCAATTTGAAGGCTCATATTTTTGTTTAAAATAATCTTGTATTTGAATTGTTTCATTAGAATTTAATTGCCTACCTAATGCTTCTTCTGCTAAATCTTGTAATTGATTAATCCATTCTTGAGTATACGGACCTTCATTAAATAATTTAAAACTACCTACACTCATATAGGGATCAACTAATCCCATTTTATTGTTATCACTTAACCAATTTAAAATTTCACGATAAATAGAAGGTATAGAAGGTGTTTGTGCCATTATGCGCCTATTTTTTTATTTATATAATTACTAGTATACTGAAAAAGATCAATTACTTCTTTTTCTATCCATTCTTGAATTTTATTTAATTTTTCTTGACTAAAGAATTTTTGTTTGCTATACCACTCGATCATGCTAAGAGATCCTTTATTTGAGTTACAGCGTTGGCAAGAGGGCAATAAATTGTTACGATTGCTAGAACCAGATTTAAAACGTGGGACTATGTGGTCCAATGACGTTGCTGGTTCTCCGCAATATCCACAACAATGATTCCAGGACTTGTATATTTCTTCTCTGAATCGTTTTTTCGCAAGTTTTGGAGTTATCTCAACTAATAGTGCAAGGGGATCATGCTCCGTTGCGAACATAGTATTTAACTGCCATTATCTTATTTTAATATGTGCTAAATCTAACAAAAGAAACTAGACGTACTGTTGACTTTTATTTTGATACGTTTAGTTTATATATGCGCTAAGTTTTTCCAATGTCAAGAACACATGGTTGGGTCACTGCCAATCAAATGTCAAAAGAACTTGAAATTGACAAGAAAGAACTTTTTAAACTAAGAGATAACGGTACTTTTAATCTTGGTTCACACTACGCTGCTTTCGATAAAATTACTTTTTCTAGGGATAGTTATCTTTGGAATAAAAATGCTGTCAAGAATGACTGGAAGAAAACTCAGGCGAACGAACAAATTTCTTTTCCATCAGCCGCTTAGGTGAATAAAATGCTTTACGTATTTTGTAAGCAATTAATAATTCAATAATATTACATTCAATTTCTTTGCATGCCATAGCTTGATAAATTAAAAGCCATGCATTATTCCAACAGTCTTCTATATTAGAAGGCTGTTTTTCTTTTAAACCAAACAGGAAAACCCATTGAGGATGCATAGGACGAACAGGTTTTTTTCTAGACGGTATATTAATTGTTCCGTCTTCATTCCATTTGAATTGTTTTAATTGATCAGGCTTTACTCCAAAAGTTGCTAACATGCCGTAGAACCATGCTAATTTATTATTTTTTTTGCTTTTACAAAGTTTAAAATAATCATCAACAATACGTTGATCAACAGGAGGAGAAACGTGATGAGTCATAAAACCATAAAGCGAACTTCAGTTGCATAAAGACTAGCAACGCAGACACCAGTAGCACAGTCATGCGTTCACTTATAAGTATATACTATGTGTTAAGGGCTATATTCTTGGTTATTCTTATCAAACATTGTAAAATTTTCAATTTTAATATCATTTGTAGCGATATTAAATATTTTTTGCATCATCGGAAATAGCATAGGAGACTGACAATTATATGGAGGTACATCCATTTTTGATAAACCTCTTCGATTTAACAACATGTTATATGCTGACATTTCATCTTTTTCAGTTTTTAAAACTAAATTTTGTTCCCATTCAACCATACTCATTACACCTACTGGAAAATCAGAAGGCTCTGGTGGGAACAAAGAGTCTTTAAATTTTAATGCATAAATATGTTTGCAATAACGCATTTCATCTAGTAACGGTGTCCAAACATCAGTTAATTCTATAAGTTCATCTTGACGTACAACACTGGAATCAGTTTTTGTTACTGATGTTTTATAATCTTCAAATTTTGGATAACCTTCTGGCCTTGAACCAGCAATTGATATGTCTGTTGTACTTCGCAGATAAGTAGCACCAAAGTCTACATATACACCGGGATTATCTCTAGGTGTTAATCTATTTTCTTGAGTTAAGTTTGTAACTTCATAATCAATATTAAATCCTCCTGGATATGTAATTTTTAAACCTCTATTAACATCTGCTTTTGTCATTGCTCTGTTATCTGTATTGCCATTGTTTTGAACAACATCAACACGGCCAGGTTTAACGCTTGCTATTTTATTTCTAGGAAATAATTTTTTATTACTCTGTCTAACAGTTGTTTCTAAAAATGCATAATCTCTTCTAGTAAAGTCTTGACAAGTACAACTATATCTAGGTCCTGTTATTAAAAATCTACCTGTTTCAAATGGCACAGGAGAAGGTGTTACAAAAACAGCATCAGGAGTTACATATATTGAGCCTGCTTTTTTAAAAGTTAAAATGCCTGTTTCTTCTGCTATGTCAATAACAATAGCTTGAACATAACCATACCTTTTTTGATTTGCTGGATTAATGGTATTTTTATCAATAATTTTTCCATTTTTTTCTACAATCCGATCTTCAAAAATTTCAGTATTTGCAGGTTTAGTACCTGAAGGTTGACCTTCAACTTCAATAAAGAAAGGTGCTGGAAGTTTATTATCTGGTCCCCAATTGCCAGCTAATTTTACATACCAATATTTTTGATCTTCAGTTACACTTTCAACGTATAAATTTTTTCCTGTATTTGGATCTGTAAATTGATCACATCTAATAGATCCTGCATAACGCCATAATGCCCAATGTATTCCAAATTCTTTATTTTTTGTTGGAAATCCAACAAAAGCTCCTGAAATAATTGGAACAGGATTTGTTACTGTACCAGGGCCTACTGAATCTTCTAAAGCAAAGAATTCTAAATCTTCATACAATAAAACGTCATTATTATTTTCAAGCGCCATAAAAATACCACTAACTGGTATAGGCGCTAAAGGATCAGGAATTTGATATCTAAAAGGATATGTAATATCGTAATTATAAACTTCTGCTGTTGCAATTTCATAACCTCTACGCCAACGCGCCCAGGCAGATTCTCTATTTGTTGTTGCAATAGAGTTTGGAACTGAGCCCCTGGAAAACTCAGTCGTTATAGCATTCAATTCTTGTGGTTTAAATTTTTCGGCTTTTGAAAAAGAGTCAAAAGAACCAAAAGAACTTCCACTCTTTTTAGGCATTTTTAAAATAGGCCGCCCTGGGCGTAAACGTGTGCTCCTTGTGTATAACCTGAAATATTTACAGTATCTGCAAAAACTCCCACATAAAGACGATCTCCTCTTTCTAAATAAATGCCTTTATTTCTCATAGGAGCAGTTTCACCTAATCCTGTAGTATTTCCAACTGCAGGAATTGGTGAGGCTAACGGAGGCATAATATCTGAGCAATCAACTTTATCTGTATTTGCTGGAACAGTTTTTGCAAATAAAACTTTATAATCACCACTTGCAGGAACTGGTGTTGTTGTTCCTCTTGTTTGATAGAACACAAATGTAACAGCAGGCATATAGCCATGAGCTACACCGCTGTAAGCAAAACCATCAGCCGTACCACCTGTATAGTGAATTGCTGTATTAACACCAGTCAAAGCTGATGCACCTGTATAAAAATAATAACCATAACCACTGGCTGCAGCTGTGCCTGTAATAACAGTTGCGTCTTCAATAAACACGCTTTGCCCACTGGTTAAATATAAAACATTTCCTGATGTAGTTGCATTTACAGTGTAATCAGGTTTACTGTAAAATTCGTTTCTAACAATTGAAATAGAATCTATAACACCACCATTGTTATTATCATCTTCTAAGTTGGCGTCCATATCAACTAAGATAGATGGAGCTTGTCCGCCTTGAACAAAAAGAGTTGCGCCAGCTTTAGATCCTACTGTCTGAGTTGTGACTCTTACAGAGTCAAACAACGGACGATCTACAAATACTGGCTGTTTGTTTGAAGATGTAGAAGACACTTTTGATTTTCCTTAGTAAAACAATTTTAACTTATTTATCTTGATAAAAACCTTAATGGGTTAAAGTCTTGCAAAAAGTTTGGGATCATAGGTGTTATAGGCATAACAGGTCTCATTAAATTATTTTCATTTATTGCATTCATTAAAAAGTTACGTAAAAATTTATTAGGGGATAAAGATGTTTTTTTAGCTGTAGGTTTTGCTTGAGGTTTTGTTTGATAATTACTTGGGGAAACAGTTGTTTGAGGATTTCCCAATTCGGTATCATATACTTTTTGTAATTCTTCAAAGGATTTAACAGGTTGATCATAAAAACTTTTGCCTTCTCTGGTTGGCAAAGAAGCCCATTCAGGAGCAAGATCATGAAGAACATCTTGTAAAGATGCTCCTTCCATTATTTTGCTAATAGGATATCTTCTATCAATCAAATAACTTGCTGCAATATCTTGATTTCTTGGACCAAAGTCACTTAAATTCAATGCTTTTTGTGCCATACCCCAGGTATTAGGCATAAATTGATATGCTCCTGCAGCTGCACTAGCATAACCACTTGAACGATTTACAATATTAGGGTGTTTACTAAAGTCATTAAAATAATCATATCCAAATATAGTTTGATAGCCTTTGTCACCTTTTGTGCCTTCTGCGTGACGAATTGTATTTAAAAGGGCTCGTCCTCTTGGGGATTGAATAAAAGTAATGTATTTATCTTGACTCATTTTTTATTTGCCTCCATAAGTTTTTTATATTTTTTCATAAAATCTTGACTTTTAATTGCTAATTCTTCTTGTTGAACATCTCTCTGTAATGCTTCTGGAGATAATGGAGAACCTGCAAGTCCAGGGAAATTAGCTCTCCACTGGGCTAAACCTAAATTAGTTACTGCATCTAAATCTTGTTGTGTTCCTAGTTGTACAGCTGCTTGTTTTGCTACATTGTATAGGTCTGTGCCTGCCATATTACCTATGGCTTGACCAGGAATTTCAGGAGTAGTAACAACTACTGGTGTTTGACTTTGTAAAAAGTCAGGAATTTCTGGAGATAAAACAGGGTCGATGGTCTTCAGAATCCCATCAGCAGGTTCATTAGTTTGTCGTGGTGCAGATTTTTGAGCTTTTTGCAGAGCACGTTGGCGTCCAGGACCAGGAAACTCTGTGTCTACCATGTGACTGGGAGCTAACCAGCGACCATCGGACATCAATTGAAGTTGGGGCGGAACAGAGGTAGGATCAGGAAGAACAGGATTTGTTCTGTAAATTTCTTGAGCTGCTTTTACCGTTGAAGGAATAGGAGAAAAAGGACCACCAGTTAATGTTTGTATTAAGCCATATAAATTAGCGTTTGCTTGACCAAGAAAACCAGGATTTTGCTGACGTAATTGATTGCGTTGTTGAGAAGCAGCAATATTATTTGGCACTAAATCAGTGATTCCTAAACCTAGTCCGTAAGGTGCAAGCTTGGTAATTCCTTTTGATGCAAGGTTGCTTAAGAATGTTATTGGAATAGGCATGAGCTGGTAACCTCAACGTAAATTGTCTCTTAAGTACAAACGAGAACCAACAGCAGTATCAGCTGGTCCGGGTAACGCTTGAATAAATTCAGCACCAGAGCGATCAAATCTGTACCGTGCCTGAAAAGGATCTTTATAGTTTGGTACATAAAGAATTTGTGCTAAACGATTCGTTTCGTATAAATAAATTTCATCCCAAACTTTTAAAGCTTCCTTAGCGTTGCTAGATCTAATCGTTCTGTCAACATCACCTAGAATGCTTTCGATTCTTGTTGATGGCGATGTTGCAACTTCTGTTTTTTTCTCCGCTGTATCACAACGACTAATTTGTATTGTGATTTTATCGTAAAAGAATGAATCAGGAACAGTGTTCATTGCTTCTTCCAGACGAGCATAATCGCCCGCTGGAACAGAAACAGTAAAGTATCCTAAGTGATACCTTACTCTACTTTTATCGAATTCTGATAACTCCACTAGTTCCTGACATCCGTTTTATTATTATACTCTTACTAAATCAGCAGCAAAAACAGCTTCCCAATCCACTCGTTTTACTTGCTTTAATTGTTCAAGAGTTGTAAATTTTTCTCCTTGCAAACTCATTTGTAAGTCTTTAATTTCTTTTGCTGTTTTAAGACCAATCCCTTTAATATGATCTGCAATCATTTGAGCGGTTGCGCCGTTAATGTTTAAACGTACATCAGGTGGAAAATTCCTTGGTTCTTCTTTTGAAGCTTTATCTTTTACTTGCAACGTTTTAACTTTTTTTGTTGCAGATTCATCTGCTTTTAATTCTGTTTTATAAACGTGAGAAAGGCGACCGTCCTGGTCTTCGACCAGAAACCAATCGCCTTCATCTAACTCACTAATAACTCTAACCCGAGCGCCTGTTTTAATATGTTGATAGAGCATGAACCCAGAATGATTTGTTCTGGTCCATATTCTAACCTAACAAATTAACTTCAGGATACAACTCGATTAGCTAAATATTCTTCAAGATCTGAGTAATCCGGTGCATTGTCAGGAACAATGTAGCAGATTTCTACAAGCAGATAACCTTTTAAGCCTGCATTGTAATCAGCATCAGAGATGTAGAAACCACCGGAGGTAGTAGTTGCATTGGCAGTGCCTTTTGCAAACACTTTCATCGTGGTCGCATTAGTTGCTTCGTAATGAACCTTGCCAGGGGCCACACCAGTTGCACCGGTTGCGGTCAGGAAAGGATGAGTGCCGAAAGCTTGGGAAGTACCTGAGAAGAAAATCTTCGTGGCAGCATCGCCAGAAACAGTAGAGGTCAGGTTAGCCTGAATCACACCCTCGCCAACCCCAGAGGCAGCAGTAGGGCCACTGGAATCACGACCAAAAGAAATAACGTTACCAGTAGCTGCGTACACACCTGAAGAAACACGGCCATCATTCCAGCCTTGGGCTACGGAGATTGCGGTGCGGTAAACGTAAGCAGGTTGAGTGCTGCTGCCAGAGATCACCATACCGGTGATATCAGGACGGGTATCGTCGTTTCTATAAGGAGAAGGAACGATTACATCGCCAGTTGTAATAGCGTTGCCTGAAGCAACAGCTACTTCAACATAGCCTCTTTGTTGATAGTAACGATAACCAGGGGTAGCTAAAACGGAAGTAGGGCCGCCCTTGGAAGCGTTGTTTGTGCCGTCATCGTTGGTATCAATGTTTTTATACCAACCATTGAGTGCTTCTACCCAGTTACCAGGGTAAATTCTTTTAGTGGACAGGTAGCTCATTTATGGTCTCCTATATAAGGTTTACTAAAAATCAAAGTATGCCGTCATCAGCCACAAAGCTGAAACCAGTGGTAACGAAATCCTTATTTAGAATTTCAAAACCAGCGTAAAGTTGCCAGATCAGGATGATGAAACGGCTAAAGTCATCGTTATTGTTGATGAGAACCTGAGCATTAGGACCGCCAACGCCAACGCCAACCGATTGAGGACCAAAGAAGAAACCTTGGGCGACTTCTTGGGAAGAATATGTGCTGCCCTCATCGAAGGAAGCAGTGATATTCTTGGTCGGGAAGTTGGTAGATTCGAAGAATTTAACACCTTCAAATTGGACACCAGTAGGCATCACAGGTTCGCCAGCCAGGAAATAACCTTGGCCAGCCTGAGGACCCATGTAGAAGCTGGAGTTGTTAGGCATCATGGGGTTGCCGCCCATGTACATGCCTTGGCCGGGATTGCCTGCATAACGAGCAATCTCACGGAAGTCGGGATCGCGACGCAGGTGCAGCATAAAGACGGGATCGCAGATGCAACGATACATACCATCAGAGAAGGTAGGAACGTTGCGCTTACGCAGATCCTTAACAACATTCAGCAGGTCAGTGCGCACAGAGAACTGCTGGGTTTGAGCAGCATATTCAGTGGCAGTGTAAGAAACACGACCGGAAGAATCTTTGGTTTTGCCGCCAGCAAAATAGTAACCGCCTTGGCTGGTTGAAGCAGCACCATTGGCTTCGGCTTTGGCCAGTTCGTCAATGAAGACGCGATCACGCCAACGACGATAGTCATCCAACAGTGTCAGAGAACCGATGGACTGGTGGAACATATTCAGATTACCGGTGTCCAGCAGCAGACGCTGAGCGGTAATCAGAGTTTCACGAGCAATTTTAAAAGTCGAAGGTTGAGTGGGATCACCCGGATCTGCAGGACCGGTGTACTCTTTCAGCACAACCAGGACTTTTTCTTTAGTAATGTTACGGCTATTAGCAGTACCGATAGTTTGGTCAGCAATACGTTCACGGCTATCTTTAGTGCCGGGAGCACCCCAGAACTTGTAGCGATCTAATTGAACGGTTTGACCGGGTTGACGTGAGAAGTCGTGAACCACAACCGGCTCAACGGCCATTTCACAGATATAAGCCGGGTGGGGACGATATAGCTCCGCACCTAGAATTTTGGGGAAATCGTTATCAATGAACACTTTAGTTTATCCTCCAGTGTCTCAGTGTGTGTAATTGATCAAAAGATTAAGACCGTTGTGTCTATATCTATTGAAATTTTACCAGGCATTAATTTTAGTAATAGCCTAGCGTTGTTTGGGCAGCTCTTGCACCCATAGTGTTACTTGAACCGTAATTTTCAGGATCAATAGACTGTTGGAATCCAGGTACACCTAATGAACCTGGAATAGCACCTGCAGCGACACCTCCTAAACCAGCAACAAGTGCTGATGCCGGAACTGCCATGCCTGCAATACCTTTGCCAACTGCTCTTTCACCTAAATTCATTTGAGCAATTTGATTAGCAACATTAACTGCTTGATTAGCTAATGCCCTGCCAGTTGTTGCTCTAATGCCTTTTTCTCTAGTTGCTGGTAAATTTCCAACCATATCTTCAAGTCTTATTCCGCCTTGAAGAATTTTTTCAGTTGCATTTTCTCTTGCATCTTGTAGAGCAGGAGCGTATTTACCAGCAAGTTTTCTGGCTCCAAGTAAACCGGCTGCGCCACCTAATGTGCCAGCTGCGCCCGCTAAAAGTGCAGAACCAAGATCTTCGCCTTGCATTAAAGCGTAGCCCGTTGTACCTATACCTGCAGCAGCTGGAATACCATATTTAAGTAGGCCGCGCATAACCTCACTCCATTACAAACAATTTGTTAGCAACAGTATTAGGCTGAGCTTGATTAAGAATTCTCCAGGCTTGCTGAGGATCTTTGGTCATTTGCTCACTAAAGGTATTCCAGAAATTCTGGGGATGTTGAGGAGCATTTTGTGCAACTGCGGGAGGAGCAGGGAACTGCGCCATTTCTCCAGTATTTACAGGAGCGGTACGATAACCGGGGGTTTCTAATTCACCCTCGTTTTCATACACAGGGCAAGGACCTTCAGGCCCGAAGAATTTTAAAGTGTAATCGCTGAGGGTATCAGGATTGGTTAAAATCTCGTTATAAGCAAGATTTTCACTGTGCTCGTTAACTGCAAACTGAGCGTAACGATTTAAAAGCATGCTTTTTGCAGTACTTTCAACGTGCTCGTTAACACCAAACGCAGCCCAATTAGTTAGTACCTCGTTTGCCTTTTGGCCCCATGCCAGGGCGCTGTCTACCATCTCTTCCAGTTGGAGGGCGTACTGGTTTAGTACCGCTGGGGCCTCGACCCCGTACGCTTCTACCACCTGGCGGCTTTCTGGACTCAGATTCAGCGAGTCCGCGACCTGCGCCAAGTGCTCCGGCGAGGAGGTTTGGGAAGAGCTGGGCGAGAATGTCGGGTTGGCTTGCGAGGTCTGCGTCGCCCAACTCGGCGTACCTGGGTTGCTGGTTCCGTAATTGGCCGGACTGTACGTTGTCGGCGCTGAGGGTGCTGCCTGGAATGGGGATTGGACTGGACTGCTCAGGAGCCCCACCACCCGGTTGAACGCCGATTCCCAGGGGTTGTTGCTGCCCGGTTGGGATTGGGGGGCGTACTGAGTAGGGCTGGATTGGTAACTGGTAACCGCCTGAGCTGGGGCGGGTACTGCCTGCGGATATTGCGTTCCGACTTGATAATTGATCGGTCCCTGAGGAGCCTGCTGCGGGGCGGGTGCGGCGTACTGGCTGGGTGCCACGCTCGGGCTCGTCTGTGGGATCGATTGGACGGTAGCGTCCTGCATAACTCATCTCCTTTTGTAACGCTTCTAGAGTTCGATACAGATATGGTGTTAAATCCAATCTGGGGTCCGCAGCCATTGGAAGATCTGGTGACTGCGGGTGGGGAGTCTGCATCATTCCCCCTACTAAGCGAGCAAATGCAGAGTAAGCACCCTGCAATTCGTTCACCATTCTGAATGGGAACCCCGATAACATCGCGGCCCGCTCCTCATCCGTTTTAGCAGGAAAGAGGTATTTCAGTGCTTCAATACTATCAACACCTAATTCTTGTAAGTTACGAACAACGATTGAATTATTAAGAATATCTTGAGTTGTGTCTTCGTAGACAGGTCCAAGCCATCTCCATAAAACTGTAACATCTCCATCAGGAACTAAACCTTTAACTCCTGGTGGAATCAGTTGTGTCTTGACACAAGCAATCATAATTTGTTCAACTCTATCGTTAAACATTTGCATTGCTTCTGCATATAATCTTTTTGCTTCTTCACTTGAATCGGGCGGCAAATCAATTGGTTTTTCAATTCCGACAGCAGCAGCAAGGGTGTCTCTAAATAATTTTTCTTCTTGAAAAATAATTAATTCTAAACAACGGCAAAGACCATGCTCATAAATAGCATTTGATTTTTTCTTAGCGGTTGCAGCAACTCGACCAAATATAGATTTATATTCAGTTGCTGTTACACTTGCAGAAATTGATAACTCGTCTACGCCGCCTAAAGATGTTCTAATTTCTTCTCGATATTGTCTAGCAAATACATTTTGATCACCTGTAATTGCATCAGGAACAATATAGCCAACTCGATCATTGGGTTCTAAATTAGCAATAACTCTAGGAACACGAATTTGTCCATCTACACCACCTCTATAAATAGGATCAGCTTTAAATTTAGATTGGCTTAAAGGACCTAGACCACTAAAACCTGAATTAGCTGCAATAGATGGTCTTTGAACTGCACCACCATCAGAACCAGATTCTATTAAATCTGTTTTTGGCCTAGAAGAAAGTAAAGTAGGATTACCAAAAAACTGAACATTTTTTCGCATCGTCTTAACCATTTCATCATGAATAATGATGTGGTTAGCTAATGCATCAAACTCTCCTACACCTTCATTAGAAAAACCTTTAGGATTGTTTAAAATTTCAACACAAGGAATAAAACCTAATGTGTTTTTAAAAACTTTGGTTTGCCCTGGCGCAGCAGTAACTGGCATATCAAAAGACAATTCTCCATCACTATGCAATTCTTCTATTTCATTAGCTTTAATAGTCAAACGAATATATTTTTTAGCTCCTTGTGCATTTAAATAATTTGCACCTGATATTTCAGATATATTTACATTTTGATTAAAACCAGTGCCTTCTTTTACTTTATAGCTATAAATGATTACAACTTCATCAAGCTCTCCGTCCGTTCCGTAGTAAGAACGGTACTCATGTTTTCTAAAATAATATAAACGATAATTTTTTTCTGTTGGCCTAATATAAAAGATGCCTTGTCCGTCACATAAAAAATATTCCCAAATAGAATCTAGCCTTGTGTCTAGCTTGTTGTATTTTGCAACACGATCTAAAAAGTCTTTTCTTTGGTTTCCAAAATTATCTTGACTTGGAAAAAATTCAACACCCTGACGGATGCCAAATAATTTCATTTGAGCGATATGAGACGCAACAATACCTGTATCTATATTGTCGCCACCATCTTTTTCAAGATAAGCGTTAACAATTTCTTGTAATCTGTTTTTTGCGTCCACTTTATTGTCTATTTTGTTTTATACATTCTAGCAGCTTTGCTTGCTTTTTTTGCTTTTTCTGTATTAGCAACAAATTGTTTCCCTTTGCGACTAGCTTTTTTTTTCTTGTCGTCAGTTTCTTTGCGTTCTTCTGGTGAAAGTTTTGCCCAAGCTGCTTTGGGCAAGTAACGTTCTGTTCTTCCTTTTTCAATTGCTTTGTCTGCCATTATCTTTTAAATGTGAGATCAATTTGATAAGGACTAAATTTCATAGGCAGTGCATACATTAAAGATCTTGCAACATCCGACATAGGATTAAAAGTTCCACTTTGACCTTTATATTGAAGTTGATCTATTATGCCTTTTAGTCCTTGTTTATCAGGCGGTAAAAACTCACGATTATCTCTTATTGCTCCTGTTTCACGATTAAAACTATAGCCCGGTATAAAAGTTGATTTTAATAAATTAAAAGCTTTATCAGGTTGAAATTTTCCACTTACTAAATCAGGGTCTTCTGCTTCATTAACCATATCGTACGTATCTGTTACCCTAACAGTTGTAGGAGTAACTTCTGCATTAAACCTGCCTAAAGTGTTAGTTACATCTTTATCTGCAAATTGGTTATAAGGATTTACTGGCCCAGAAGTAGGTATGCCAGGACCTTGAGCGGGGGATTTTACATTTTCCAGTTTAAATGGATCTCCTCTTAATGCTGCTCTTTCGTCCTCCCAAACCGGTACTTGTTTTTCGTATGTTGGAGGTTTTTCAGTAGCCCTTATAAGAGAACGTTCTGTACTGCGATCTAATTGTAAATCTCTATTTCCAACTCCTGTAATGTAACGCATAAATAAATTAAAACGGTCTGGCAATTGGTTCATACCTTGCGCAGCCACTCCTGTAAGAGCGTTTTGAAATTTTCCTGCAAGCCCTTGAAATGTTTGAGCTGGTTTTAAAATATTAAAAATAGGCATTAGTTTTTTTCCTTGTACTTTTTAGCTGCTGTAGCTGCTTTCTTTCCTTTCTCATATTCTTCTCTAGTCTGCCAATCTTCTTTGCCCCATTTTTTTAATGACTTTTGTTTTTTCCCTTCTCCCCCTTTGTAACCGCCACCGGCTTTTTTATATTCTGACGCGACTAGCTGCGCTTTACGTGCAGACCACTGGCCAGGCTTACCACCTTTGGATCCTTCTGTAATTCGTTTTTTAATTCGTTCACGAAGCGCTGGCTTTGTGTATTTGGAGTCGTCTTGTGCCATTTTTTTTCAATTGTTTTTTAACTTGTAACCACTTATCAAAGTAAATAAGTTCAGCATCACTAAAAAGTTCTGGATGTTTAAGTGCTTGCTTAACTAATTTTTTTTTCTTCATTTAACTTACACCCGACTTGGGACTGAATAAAATCAATTGATCACGCATTTTCTCTCTGGTAAACGGATCTATACTTTCATCCCAAAAAATAGGTAATTTTAAATCGTTAGGATTAAATCGAACAGGAGCATTTTTTGTTTTGTTTTGTGACGGTTCAGGTGACTTGTCATCTGGACCATCAAATGGATTTGAAACACTGGCCATCATGCCAGCCATATTGCCTACACCTCCTGGTAAACCAAAACTTGCTGTTGCAGGCGGAACAATCATATACATTTGTTTGTCTAACTCTTGAGGAGTTTTATCAAATGGTAAAAAGGGTTGATTATATGGAGTCTGACCACCTGGAATTATAAATCTAGGATCTAATAATGGGTTTTGAGCTTGCGCTACTTCACTCCCCCCAGGAGCACCGGGAACATTAAGCATTCCTGCAAAGTAGTTAGCCATTTTTTCTTTTTTATTATTTTACATGATAATTTATTATAACTTATGCACCAGGAAGCTGGTGCCACTAGCGCAGCTAGTAAGCCCCGCAGGGAAATTATTATCTATTCATCAATCACTTCGTAGCCACAGGGATCATTTACTTTTGTTATATAAAATCCTCCTTCTTTGATTTTGCAATCTAATACATCTCCTTCTAACCAATTTAAATACTCAAGTAAATCGTCGGGAAATTGTAAATAACACATCCCGTTTTCATCTTCAAGAACTTCTAAGACATGCATTTTTCTACAGTTTTTCAATTAGTTTATCAAGTTTCATGTTAACTTGTTTAAAATTATCTTGCATTTGTTGTATTTCTCTTATGAAATCTACTTTTAAAACATACTCTATTGGCATTTTATGGTACATGGAATTAATATGATCATCTAAATCATCTATTCGTTTTCTTAGTCTTTCGATACGTAAATAAAAATTATTTAATAATTTACTAGCGCCCCAGCCACTTCCTGTGATTACAGGTACTGCTATACCTACAATCAAAAATAAAATATCTGGTCCCACGAGGATTTTTAACGTGTTTTCTTTTTTTATTTTATACTCAATAATCCAAATGCAATTTTCCTTTTCTAGACAAGCCATTAACTAACCAAACCAAAGCATCCACGCAATCGTCATGGCTGCTAACACCAAAATTAGTAAGCTCTTCAAAAAGATGTGTAAAATTTCTAAATCTATTGAAAATAATTTTTCTTTCTTCAAACATTCCTATAATTCCTCTAAATCTTGCTAGTTTATCAGCGCGGAAACCTTTAACTGGATGCCAAATAAGATTATAAAGTCCTTCATCATTTAAACAGATTCTTTTAAAATCAGCTTCTAAGGAAGCTTGATACTGCACAGCTTCTGACCAAATATCACAATTAGAATAAGTTGGATAATAATTTTGATTTTCATCTAAACCAATAATTGACCAATCATTTAATAGTTCTTTTAAAGCATTTAATTTATCAATATTACCCATCACCCTTAGTCTTCGATAATCAATAATATGAATACGATCATCAATTCTTCCACCTAAAACCATTACTGTGTAATCATTTTTTTCTTTCATACCGGCTGACAAGTCAATGCCCACGCCTAATGTATCAAATTCTGTTGCAATTTCAGCTTTTACAATTAGCTCAGGAGCAAGAGATAATTCTCCAACTCTGACAATTTGATTCATGTATTGAAAAGAAAAAGCAACAGGAGCTTGTCGTTTTTTTTCTTTTAAATAATCCAATGACCACATTTCAGGCCAATAAGAAATCTCTTCTCCCGTTTTGGGATCTGTTCCAATGGCAGATAAAACAATTTGCCTCCAATTGTTTTGTTCGTTAAATGTAGTTGCATGAATATCATCATGCCTAAATCTAGTTCCTAAACAAATTGCTCTACCGCCTTCAAACATAGTTGGCGCAATAACTGCATTCCAGTTATCGTCCATTGATTTTCTAATATCTGGATTAGCAATATCAGAAGCACTTTTAATGCAGTCATCAATAATAACAAGATGAGAACGCTTTGAAGTCACTGAACCTTTAAGGCCAGCTGCACAAAGAGTAAACATTTCATCACCAACCGTATCAATACCTGCGAATTTGTGATCGATTGACCAGTATTCATTACTGGTTACATTTTTTAGTAAACGAACTTTTGGAAAAACTTCTTGATATTTACGGCTTTCAATAATTCTTTTGATAGCAGCTGATTTTGGCCGCGCAATTTCGACCGTATAAGAAAGATATAGAATCTGCAATGGCATCTTTGCAGTCGTATGAATTCCTATAGCCCAAGCAGTAAACAAGCCAAGTACAGTTGATTTTGCAGAGCCCCTGGGGCCTAACAAGTCAATGTTTGGTCCAGCTATTGCTTTAAGACATGTACTGTCTTCATTTGTAACAAAATGCCGATGCCATTCTTTATGGTGTGCTGCTGGAGGTTTATTAGCTACATATTCACAGAAAAAACCAAAATCAGATCGTGCTTTTTCAACTGCTTTTGTATCGCTAGCTTTAGTAACAGCAAAGTTTTTTGCTGCTGCCCGTGCATTGCGTCGATAAGCAAGATGAAGATATGAAGGCACTTTATTTAAAAAACTACGTTAAATATAACTTAGTCTTTTGACTTTTGCTTTTTATATTTACGAGCTTTTTCCAAATAAGGTATGTACATCAAACTTCTTCCCAGGTAATTGTAGCTAGTATATCATCACCAGCAGTATTTGATTCTGCTGCAAGAGTTAATTCATACATTGTACCAGCTTCTGAATCTCTGCATAACTGATATTTAAAGACTTCACTTTGTGGAATATCAACTACAACATTTCCCTGGTTGGAACCAGCTGCATAGCCTTCTAATAAATTTTCACCTTCTGTGTATCCAGTTGCAGTGATGTTGTATTCAACAGAAGAATCATCACCAGCAGATACCCAAGTACCACCAAGAGAAGTACCAGCTCTTTCAATATGATAACGATAGTTTACGTTGTTGGTAATACCAGCAAGAGATAAATGATTAAGTACTACAACAGCATCTGGTCTAGCAGACTTAAGACGCAATGAGATAATAGAATGAAGATCACCCGTCGTTGGCAAATCTTTTGGTTGAGATGGATGTAAACCAATTGCTTTTGATTGACCTTGTAATTGATATCCACCTTCTGAAATTACAGTAGAACAGATTTGTTTCATCTGTCCAGTTACAGTTGTAGTATCTAAGTTTTCAATCTCATAACGAATAGGCAATGATGCCGTAGTCATGTAGGTTGATT